TTCTTTAGGGCTCACAAGCTGCTGTGCTGGATCAGTCGAAGCGAGCAGCCTTCATATGCTCTATGTAGATCTGAGCCTGCCACAGATCATTGGCGTAACGGCCGATAGAGCAATTCGGCATACAGGCCCGGTAACGAACTTCGCCAATCCCTGGCTCGGTGCTTACCTCGATATAGAAGCCGTCACCACAGTCAAAGGCGTCATCGGGAACGACGTATTCAGTGGTTGGCCCAGAAGGCTGAGCAGCTTTTTGCGAAGACTCCTCCACTGGATCGTCCCTCCGGGAAACCTAAACCGCATTGTGCCGCAACAAATTCCCAGTGGATGCAGTGCTGGCACCTGGGCTTGTTGTTTGTGATGGCGCGAGCGTCAGCATAGAGTTGCTCGGCCTCAATGACTGCTTGCTCAATTTCCTTGCAGCTAAGCGGCAGATCAAGCTTGCCTGTGTGGGTCTTAATGCGGACACGCCAGCCTTCGGATCCCTCGTACAGGACCATCCGACCGGCGTGATACCGCAGTGAAGCCACTAAGCGTGCGCTAGTAGGCGCAGCTTAGTTGTCAAATCTTCAATCGCACCGTCATTAAATACAGCGCAATCAAAGCCGTTGTAGTCGTTCAAACTCCCCTCACTGGCGTGCTCAAAAGACTTGGGAACTCCAGGCCTTTCGACATACCAGAGTGCGCCGCCCAAGTTCCTGATCAACTGCGCTTCGTTGAGAAAGCGGCAATCGTCGACCACGACCTTGTCGTACTGCTTGATTCGTTCGGACCAGCAACGCAGCCAAATCTCAGGATGAATGCAGGACCGGCCCCATTCTGTGCCAAGTGTGCGCAGCATGTGCCGAACGCTCACCTCCGCAGATGGCACGACCACTTCCTTGTGCTTGAAGACGAGATCCTCGGCGCCTGCCTGGTCGTATCCCAAGCTTTTAAGCATTGGAATAAGCATCTCCTTCAAGGTCTGAGCAAATGGCACGATGACGTAACCATGTTCCTCAGCAAGCCAGTGAGCGACAGTCGACTTACCCGACCCGGCAGCAGGGCTGTAGAGGCCAATCAGTTTTCTCATTACTGGCCCGCCAACTGAGACGAAATAAACGATGCCCGCATGATCTGGGCGGTGTCTTGCGCAAATTTGTCCATCAGGCCCGTGTAGGTGCCGCGAAGACCGGGCTCAGCGGAATCCCGCTCGTACAAGGCGTACAGGTAATCAAGAAACGCGGCTTTGCCGCTCTCGATCTGCCATGGCTTCAGCTCGGACAAGAGCTGTTCTGCGTTCAACGACTGGGCTGCCCCAATAAACGATTCGCCCATCAAAGAACCAAGGTCGGTAGTACGTTTCGATGCCATAAAACAGCGGATGAGCGCCGTAGGAGCCTACCCCCGTGTTCGGGTGATAGAGACTCACTTTTCAGCATCGGGCAGATGGTAGATGCGTTCCAGCTTCATTGAAGCCGGCTCATAATCGTCTGAAACATCGTCGGGCTCTGTATCGCCCCAAGAGACGGCGTCGTTTTCATTACGCAGCACCCAAGTAACCGTCGACTCGTATTGCTTGACGCAGATGAGTCCAATTCTTGGAGATTTCATCAGCCAGCGAATAATCGCTGCCTCTACCGGGTTGAGAAATGGGTGGGCTCGCATCAGTTCGCCTCCTTGATCATTGCTGGGCATCCTTCCGCAAACCTCGTGCCACCCTCAGGCAAGCCTAGGCAGCACCTATTGCTCCAATGCGCACAGGCCGCACATGGTCCGCCACCAGCAAGTGGTTCGTACTTACGCATCCGAGTCTCTTCTTTGATCTCGGCTTTACCGGCGGGCGTTCTGCGGTAGCAGTCTGCGCAGATAACCGGATTGCGTGTGTCCTTCCCGCACGAGGGGCAAGTCCTCGTGTTGATTCGGCTCGTAGAGCGAGCACTCACTGGCGAACAATCCACCAGCCTCGGGGAACTGCATTGAACAGGAGCCATTGGACCAATAAGAACAAAGGGTGCAGGACTTGCGGGACTCGCTTGTAGGCGGATTAAGGACTTGCTGTATTGCGGTATTAAGGCGAAGAAGCATGTCGTACTCCTTCATCTGTTTACCTGTTATTTCGTAGGTTGTCTCGCCAAACTCACAAGAGGAACACCTGCGCCGAAACCGCCGTATTGCGTCCTCCTTGCGGCGGCGTGACTCAATCACGTAAAACGTGCGCCTACCGCAGCTAGGGCAGGGGCGGGTCTGGGTAGGTGGTGCAGATCGCCGCTTCATGGCGCCAACCTCGCTTTACCGAGACGCTTGTCAATGTAGTAGCCCAGGATTTGCGGAGCCCAGTCCTCAAGGTGAGGAAGCATCAGATCGCAGAGCGTCTGAATCTCCGGCTGCGCGTCCGCCTTGGCCCGCAGATCAAGGAAATGGAGCGCACTCCGCAAATTGAAACTGACTACAAAGTTTTGCCGAAAATCAAACGGCAGCATCCCGCGGATGTGCTCCTCAGCGAAGCCGGCTTTAAGGCGGATGGCGTACTGCCGAAGCGATTCCATGGCCGCAACCTTGTCACGGGTTAGGTCATCAACGGAGTAGCGGTACTTTTTTCCATCGCGGTCTCGGTAATACCCAGGCTCGCGGAAGTAAATCGCCGCCTCAACAGGCACTTCACCGCTCACCACGCGGACCATGCGTTGGCCCGTGTAGCGCATCGACTGCACGTCAAAGCTGACGCCGACGCGATGCGTCCGAGCCTGCTGCATGACGGAATGAGGGAACCCAGCGATACCAAACGTGATCGACGGGTGCTCAAGCGGGCCAAAGTGACCACGCTCGCCAGCCAAAAGTCGCTTGACGCAGATTTCACCAGCGCGAGTTTCAGCCGGTGGCTCGTCATCACCGACGTAACCCTCGTAATAGTCCTGGTGCATGGCAGCCCACACCAGGGTCTGCGGCCGAGGAGTCCGAGAAAGAACCTCGACCCTCAAATACTGGTCCGCCATCAAACAACTGCAACGGTGGACATGGGCCAGCGCGCTTTCGCATACTTCAACGCATGAGTCTTGGACTCAGCCCGAAGCTCTACGAACATTGGACTCGCGCCAACTTGAGAGACGCGAATCTTAAAAGGCTTAGTTTTTGCACCTGGAACGGCCCTACTAATGCCGTCACCATGCTGAGATTTAGTCTCTGCATGCTCATCCCAAGTGGTGTTTAATGCAAAGTTCGACACAAATAAAAGATAAGGGAGCAGTGGGCCTACCTATAGTAACGCAGATGCAACCAACGCGATGGCCTGGCTTAACCGGGAAGTAACAACTGAACGTGAGCTCTCGATTGAGCTGATGTCCCGCGAGCTAGAGCCTAGAGAAGCGTATTTATTTAAGACACTTGCGTCTTACCAGGACATGCTGCAGTCGGCGGTTCACGAGATCATGAGGCTGGAGTTCGTGATCGAAGATCTTCGACAGCAAGTTCAAGTGCCTCTTGCTGGAGTTCCCGAAACAGACGCTCCCCAATCTCTTCAATAAGAAGCATTTCAAACCGTTCTTCGGCTAACTGCTGCACTAGCTCAGCGTCAGGTTCGGTGACAGCCTTGCGGACTTCGACAATTTCCTTCTTCTGCGGGACCTTCAGCAATTGCGTCGCATTTGTCCTAAAGGCCTGGCAGATCCCCATCTTTTTGCGGATCTTGTGGACCCAATCAGGATCAACTGGTTCGCCCGTTTTTATTTCCCTTTGTAAGGCGTCCGATAAAGCGTTTTCCATCGAGCGAGCTGCAATAACAAGCTCACCGTTGAAGCGATCGAGCTGCGAACTGGTAAGCGCGCGGAGCTCGTCCATTGCAACAAGGCGATCCAACGACTTGCTGTAGAAAGTGAGTGGTGCGGGGGTCGTATCCATAAATACATAAAACGGTAAGTCCCAGCGTATACCGGGACTTACATTCTACATTATCAAGTTGGACTCAAGCTCCCGGCTTGTCAAGGCACAGCACAAAGCAGCCTGGACGGGTGGCATCGCGACGCACCGAGTACCTGACTTTTTCACTGGCACGACTCATGACTCCGACAACTTGGGAGATGGTGGTGGGCTTGTAACCAGTGCCGCTGTTTTCGTCGTAGTACGGCACGTAGATCGCATCGCCGGGCTTCATAGCCAAAACTTCCTCTCGAAGAGGGGTTGTTTTGCAAGCACGGCCAGTACGAACTCTGACTTCTGACATGGGGACTCGCTCAAACGGTGACATAACTACCAGAACAGGCGCGGACTGTACAAATAGCGTACACTCCACATGCATTTATGGTGCAATCTCGTGAGTAAGGAAGAACCTAAAAAGGACCCTGCCCCACCGGATCCACTCCTTGTTCAATTCATGCATAAAGGCGGTATGAGCGGTAAGTCCATTGCTCGGGCTCTCCGCATTCCATACAGCCGGGTACTGCGGTGGATTAAGGAAGGAGCACCTTCACAATCCGCTTAGTGAAATCCACAGCAGCAAGGGGATTGGCACGCTTGAGCATCCAAACGCCAATCCCCGCCAGCCTGTCGTAACTACCGTTTGTGGGTTGAGGTTCAATGTGTTCGACGGCCCAACTGGGAGGACGTACCACGCAAATAGGCCGCTTGGACCCCAGGCGGATCAGCTTTAGTCCGAGGCTCTGTAACACGGATCAGACTCCGAGATAAGGACAGCTTGGCTGTAAAAACGGTAAAGAGGGCCAGAGCGCAACTTCTGGCGAGCGTCATAGACATTTGCAGCCTGAATCACTTCGTAAAGACCCAGGCAGCCGATGTAGAAGACAAATCTGCGCACTAGGTCAACTGTGTAACTTTGATAATCGTGACATCTTGAAGGGAGTCTCTGACTAGCAGGGACGCCGCGTAGTCATCTTCTGCCATGATTCGCACTGCTCTGATCAGATTTCCATTGGTACGTCTGTAGCTGACCTCGTAAGCGGTAAGGCCGCGGCGGTAGTTGGCGTAAGTGTTCATGAGAACTGCGTCAAAAAGACCGTCACAACCAACAGGCCAAGTAACCAGGTCATGCCAAACAAAACAACCAACTGGTTCTGGGTCACTGCACTACTGACGAGATCGGCGAATCCGAGACTGGAGCTCGATAGCCTCTGCTCTGAGGGCAGCGTCTGCTTGTTGAGCTTTTTGGTAAGTGGCACGAGGTACTAAAGACTCCAGAGCTTCATACAGCCGATTGCGCAAGAAGGCACTTGTTTTTAAGGAATCTTGTTCAGCAAGGCGATCAAACAATTTGGCCCGATTTGGGTCCAGCAAAACTTGAAACCGGCGCTTGTTGCCGTGCATGTCAGTCAACGCCATAAGAACAAAGGTAACGATTGGAATGTACTACCAGCGAATACTGGGGTCAAGGTGCTTGCGCCAAGCGGAGCGCTGCGCTTTGCGACTGGTGCGTCTCTGCTTAGTACAGCCCTTGCGAACTTCCTTGGCAAAAGCAAGAAATTCAGCAGCCCGCTGTAGATCAGCCGTTGAAGCGTCACGCATTTCTTCCTGCAACCAAGCCACCATGATTTGGCGACCAGTTCGGGCCATGCAATGCGCGGGGCGTGCACCTTAATAGATATTAAGTAACGGTGCATCACTTTGCCTCGGACCAGGTCTTACCCCACGCAGCCTCCGCCAGAGCAGGAATCTCACCAAGCCATTTGGACTCAGCTTCTTCCATGGTTTGGCTCAACCGCGTAGCCCATTCCTCCTCAAGACCTTCACGTACCAGCAGGACAATTTCGTCATGCACCACAGCAGCGAGGCGGACCTGCGAGCTTCCGGTTTTATGCAGCAAAGGCCAAAGATTCGCAAGCGCGTACTTAAGGATCGCCGCGCCAGCTCCCTGAATCGGCGTATTGCAGCGTGTAGTTAGTCGGTTCATGTCACCAATCAGGAACCGCCGCATCCCTGTTTTCGGAATACGAATCTCGGCGAATCTTTCATGCTCAGTCATCTTGGCCAGATTGGCGTTCTGCCTTTGCCAGTCGTGGATGCCCTGATAGGTGTTGTGGAACGTTTCGCGGATCTTCTCCGCTTCCTCCACACTCATGGTGATGCCCATGGCACCGGCGTAGTCACGCAAGCCCTTGGCCCCCGATCCGTACAGCAAGCCGAAGTTGGCTGACTTTGCTACCTGACGCCGCGCTTTGAGCTCCGCCTCGTCCTCAGTCGGTTCGGGATAAATCGCCTCAGCGGTAATCGTGTGCAGGTCTTCATCCCGTTGGAACGCACTAATCATCAGAGCGTCTTGTGACTCAGCCGCAGCAAGTCGAAGCTCCATCTGGCCAAAATCAGCCACAACAAAGTTCCAGCCTTCAGGCGCCTCAGCGGCTTGACGGAAGCCTTTGTCCCTGGGGACCTGCTGGAGGTTGGGCTCCCGGCAAGACATCCTTCCGGTGTCAGCCCCTAGTTGGAGATAGCTGGCACGAATGAAGCCATCGGCGTCCTGGTGATCGAGTAATGCGACAACCATTTGGCGGCGCTTCTCTGCCTTTTTCCAAGCCAGGTAGAGCTGAATGACCTTGTGGTCCGCTGCGTAAGAGCGCAGAGCTTGCCGAGAGGCGCTGGGCTTGCCGTTTTTGTCTGTTGGCTCCTCACCTAGCAGGACGCCAAGCTTGTGGACTAACTGCTTAGGCGAGTTGAGATTGAACCCGGCCAGCTTCTTAGTCCCGAGCCTTACGTGACCCGTCGCCTTGGCACGCAGATTGAACGTGCCATCGTCGTCACGAGGAAGCTTCTCCGCGTCAGGCATCGCGGCATCAAGGTTTTCAAGGAACTCAGCACCTAATCGCTCAATCTCGCCCTCATAGTGCTTCTGCAGCTCCTCAAGCTTGGCCCGGTTGAAGGGAAGGCCTGTGAGCTGCATGTGGGCGATGGCCTGGAGAGCCCTGCATTCAATGCGCCAGGCCGTGAAGAGGCGGCGAGCAAACAGGAGGTCAGTGACCTTCTGGGCAAGGTGCAGAAGAATCCTGACGTCATTGGCGGCGTAGGTCTTTTGGGACTCGCTGAGGTCCGGTTTAGACCAGTCAGACGCCTGCTCCTCCTTACTGACGTCGACCTTTAGGTAGCGTTTACAAGCCGGCGCTAAACCATTGCGCACGTTGGGTATGCCGTTCTCCAGGAGGCGTGAGGCGAGCATGGTGCAGAAGACCATCCCCTCGGGATAGATCTCGTGCTGCTGTAACCACGCCAAATCGAAGGTCGCGTTGTGGGCGTACCAGTCCCGATCTTCAACGGCGGTAAAGAACTCCCTGACCTGATCCCACTGCTCCTCGTCCAAGTCCCAGAGGTCAATAACGACGACCGGCTTACCCGGCGCGGCGAGCTGCAGGAGACGTAGACCGCCTGTTTTGGGCTTGAGTCCCGTCGTCTCTGTATCGAAAGCGATCAGCGGGGAGTCATAGACCCAGTGAAGGAACTCAATCCCGTGGAGCGTCTCAGGTGACGCAGACCAATCCGTAAATGCCATAAGCGGTAATGCTGAGGTGATTGTACTACAAATCAGGGCAGAAGGTGTCCCCGGTGGCCCCTGGTCCGTGTAGTGGAACCAGGAGGCAATGCGTCGGTGAGCCAACCCGAAGGCGGCTCAGGAATGGCCCGCTCTAGGTCGGCAAAGAAGCGCGCAAGGCGCTCCTCCTCCGTAGGCGGTGTGAAGGTCTTGCGTTCCATCAATCCCACTCCTCAGCGATCTGGCGCATGGCTTCACGCTTCTGCTCGTAGCTGAAAGAGGGCTCGTCACCCTCGCGCGCGCCTGCGCGTATAGAGCGTTCCAATGTCCCTTTACCCTCAGATCCCTGTTGCTGCAAGGGATTCAAAAGGGGACACTCCGAATCTGAAGACAAGGTGTCCCTTTTTGTCCCCTCCGTCCCAGCGGCGTTATCACCAGCTTGAACCTGGCCCTGAGTAAAAGGGACAACTTCCTCCTTTTCAGATCCTGTCCCTTTTTCAAATCCCGCACCACTACTGGGATTAGCCCCTAAAGGGACATTTTCAACACACTCTCCCCGCGGGGGAACAACCACAGCCCTATACAAAAACTGAGGTTTCTTGCCTTGAGTTTCCTGAGACGCACCAACGATCTCCACCAGGCCCTTCTTCTTCCACCGTTGGAGCGCCTTCTTGACGGCTTCGTTGTTGCCGCCGCAGGTGGGGTCTGCTTGGAGCTGCTTGAGGGTCCTGGGCTCCTTAGCCAGCCGAAGCCGCTGAAGCACCCTGTCGCTGATTCCAGAGGGCGCTGCGTTGGTCGGATCGACTTCTGGGGTCCAGTCCTGAAGCGTGTAGCTCAGATCGGCCTGTTGCTTCATCAGCAGCTGCGTGCCACCGCGACCGCTGCGGGACTTCTCGAAGGTCAAGATCCGCGCGGACTGGCCCGTCTGCTCGATCTGCTTGTCGTCAGGTTTTTTCAGCGAGATGACCTCGTCCACGGCATCTCGAATTGCCGAGCTGCCCCTGAAGTTGCCGTTTTTGTTCGCGTGGTGGATCACGACGATCGTTGTGGGCGGGAACGCATCGCCGTTGTTCCTGGTCAACCAGTACAGGGGGGTAGCGAAGTCGCTCTTGTTTTCGTCAAAGGCCTTACCGCCGCTGCAGCCGATCAACGAGTCGATGATCACGAGCTTGGGCCGGTACTTCTCGATCTGGCGGATGAAGAAGGCATAGCGCTGAATCTGGAAGTCGCTGCGGATCGTGACATTGGTTCCCCTTGGGAAATCCACCTCCTCAAGCTGCTCTTGAACCTGGATCAGCGGCTGGTCGCCATTAAGGATCAGAACCCCGCCCTTCTGCACCGGAACCTCCTGGCCCCGAATCTTGAATGGCGCGCCAGTTGCGATGTGCTTCGCCAGGGTCCAGGCAGCCATCGACTTGCCATCGCCGCCCGAGCCGTACATCAGCACCGTGGACGGCGTGGCCAGCAGGTCCGGGATCAAGTACTCCCGCTGGAAGTCGGTATTAAGCAGCTCGTCGATCGTGATCGCATCGCGGCTCTTCTCGTAGGCGAGCTGGTCAACAAGGATCCGCTCGATCTTCTCGGCATCTCGGTGGCCCGCCTCGACGGCCAGCCGGTGCATCTCGTAATTCAGCTCGGCTGGGTTGTCGAGCTCGATGATCTGTTTGGCACGCTCAAGGAGTTGCTCGAAAGAGAGCGCAACTGTCTGGAAGCGTTGAACCTGCGAGCTCTCGACCTGGTCAAGCGTCTGCCTGCTGGACTCTTGAAATCGCTCCCTGTTGGGGTCG